GGTTATAGCGGACTAAGTAAATTGTCACTCAACGAATTACAGGAAAGAAAACATGCTAATCTCTAAAACGGATAAAAATACTGTATATACATTTAAGACTGTTACTGGCGAAGAAATCATTAGCCGTGTAAGTGAAGAAAACGCAACCACTTATACACTTTTGAAGCCATTGGTTATGATCGCGACACCCAACGGTGGTTTTGGATTAGCGCCTGCAATCTTTAGCGTTGCGCCCACCGATCCTGTAGTGTTAAATAAGAGAGCAGTTGCACTTTCTGGCAAAACAGAAAGTGACATCGCCACTCAGTATCTGCAGAAAACAACAGGACTGACGTTGGCGACCTCTGTATAAAGGAGAGTCAATGCCAATTCCAACAAAAATCGGAAGTCTTAATACTGCTGGTGGCGTAGCTATGATGGGCGATTATAGTGTGCTTATTAATGGCAGACCCGCTAGTAGAATCGGCGATTTTGTTACAGGTCATCCTGGTTTTGATCCACGTCATCCCCACCCACCTAATCCTATTATACAAGGCGCTCGCAGCGTAATTGTTGGTGGCAGACCGTTAGGGTATCTTAGTGTGTTTGATTCTTGTAAGCACAATATGATACCACACGAATCAGATGTATTGATAGGTCCGCTGTAATGGCACTAGGCAGTTATACTAATGGAACTGGAACAATAAGTGTTTATACTGCCAATGGCAATGTTTATGGAAGTGGCACAACTTTTCTTACTCAATTAAAACCTGGCGCAGTTATTGGAAATTCAAACAGCAATTTTGCTGGTTACATATCTACAGTAGTCAGCGATACTTTTGCAACTTTTAATACAAATAGTGTAATTAATATATCTAATGCTGCATTTAAATATCGTCCTATAACTTCAAATTCTTTTTCTTATACCTATTATACCAGTGGAAATATTACAGCTAATACAAGTAGTAAAATAATGAGTGGCAATAGCACCCATTTTATTACCGAATTAAACTATGGCGATAGTATTTGGATTGCTAATAGCGTTGCGGGACCAAATACTTTTGTAGGCGTGGTTGATTTAATTATTAGCAATACACAAGCTTATTTTACTGCAAACGGTTTAGCAAATATCTCTAATCTACAATTTTATAATACACCGCTAACATATTCTACTACTACTTTTGGTAGCGGACAAGCATTTAGCGAACCTAATCTATTCCAAGGTTTGACTACCATTAATACACAAATGTTTAATTGGGTACGCACTGGCTTGATACCTAATGTATCCGTAGTTAATAACTATCATCCACCAATTCGTGATAGTGTAACAGGCGTTTTAGTTAATTTGCCAGCCAGCATTTATACTAAAATAGGCAATAGTGCAAGCAATAATTACACGTTAGGCAGCACACTGACTGCAAGTGGTTTAGGATATAAAGTATCAGATTTTGATGTTAATCAAAATGTATTTGGTACCGATGCTTCATATGTACTTGATGTTTTACATAATAGCAGCGAGTTAAAAAATGCTGCGCTTAATAGTACAGCAGATGTTAATAATCTTGTTCCACTCACTGCTGCTGATCAAGCTGCAAGCAGATTAGGAGCCACAGTACATAGAGTTACAGATAACCCAACGCTAGCTAAACAATATTTTAGCAAAGATACTCCGCTAACGCAGCTACAACAAACTAGCGAAATTAATCTAAGTAGCAATCAAGATAAGAATTTACGCAAAGAACCAACAGGTTTGCGCAAATTAGTAACTACAGGTGCGCCTATTGCAATACCAGGTTTATTAAATGCAGTCGCAGATACATATATACCTGGCAATATTGCTTGGACACCACCGACATATAGCAGAACAAATGTGAGTTAAAATGGCAACACTTAAAGACCCTACACTTACCGCTAGTTTTATTGCCTCACACGAAGGTTTTCGTTCAACTCCATATTATGATGTTAATGGTTATGCTATTGGTTATGGCAATCATTATAACTTAGATGGCAGTCCTGTTACACCAGGTCAATCAATAAGTCAAAGCGATGCGCAAGCATTGATGCAAAATCAGATTCAAAACACTTATGCGCCAGCTATTGCAAATCGTATTGGACCAGCATGGGACAATATGACACCTGAACAGCAGGCAGCTTATGTTGATGCAGCTTATAATTATGGACCCAACAGTCCTTGTTTAAGTGATGCTGTTGCTGCTGCTCAAACAGGCGATGGCAATCAAATGGCTGGCCAACTTGGTGCGCTAAGCAGTAACCCTGCTCGTCGTGCAGATGAAGCTGCTCTTATTAATGGAACATATAATGGAAAAGTAAGCAAAGGTGGTGCTGCTGCTAATTTGCCAGCTAATGCTAAGGGTGCAGCGCCTGGCACGGGAGCAGGTTGTGCTGGCGGTGGTCTAGGTATCTTAGGTGCAATTGCTGGCGCTGGTTTGTTTGGTGGATTAGGTTTAGGATTAAACGGTATTTTAGGTGGTTTAACAAGTGCATTGGGCGCTACAGGAATAACTGGTGCGATGAGCGGAGCATTAGGCTCATTGGGAAATGTTTTAGGTGGTGGTTTGGCTGGTGCATTGGGACAAATTGCAGGTCCGCTTAATCAACTTACTGGCGGCGCTATGCAAGCACTTAGTAGCATTGGCAGTAATATTTTACCAAGTTTAACTGGTGTTTTGCCTAGCAGTCTTACTAATATTGTTGGCGGTTCAGTTAATGGTGCCATCGGCGGTTTAATGGGATCACTTAGTGGTGTATTAGGCAACAGCGGTGTCTCAGGAATTTTACCTAATGCAATACAGCAATTTGCTGGTGGTGGCGGTTTAAATGGCGTCATTAATCGAGTTGCAAACAATATGATCGGTGGTGCTGCATTTGGCGGCGCAAGTGCATTTATGCAAAATATTGGTATTAGCAGTGCGTATGGTGGTATCAGCAACAGTATGATTGGTGCAGTATCAGAAGCTGCTGGTTTGCGTTTTGGTGCCAATGGACCTGGCGCACTTGGTGCTAATTTTGCAAATAATAACGGATTAGTTAGTTTTGGTATGAGTGCGCTAAGCAGCAACATTCCAGCAGCCGCTGCAAATATGAGTAATCTTGGAATTTTTAGCACAGCAAATCCACTGCGACTTCAACAACCTGCAAGCGTAGCAAATCAAATTATTAACGCAGGGTTAGGCAAAGTTACAGGTTTAACTAATAGTATAGTTAATGCAGGATTGCCAGTTGCGGGCATTGATAATCCTGCACATGATACTGCTGTACAAAATATATTGAATAAAGTTACCGATCAAGCAGCTATTGGTGCAGTAAGCGCACAATTTAATATAGGTGTGCCATTAGACAATCTAGGGCAACTAACAGATATAAATCATATGTGTCCTGATCTCGCTGCAACTGGACCAAGCAAAACCTTTACAGACTTAGGTCAGCATATGCTTAGTTTGGGCATAACTCGTTCTAAAACATTCCAAGATGTTGGCACTGCACTATCTAAAACTGATGCTGGCATTGACTTAAATCATTTAAGTCAAATGAGCACTCCAATGTATAGTGGTGCAACAGATAAACTATATCAAACATATGGTTATGGTGGTGGCAGCATCGGTGAATTAACTATGGCTGATTTTGTTGGAACGCCTGCGGGTTATGTTCATAATGACACACTTCCTTATATTATTGATGCTAACAATAAAGTTATGGCAACTGCGGACGGTCAAACATTAAATGCATTAATTGTGCAGTTACAAACTCTATTAAGTGGCGGTTATCATGTGCCAGGCAGTGGTGCAAGTGGTGATCAACCTGCATCTGCTGATAGTATTAATATAAATGGTACTGTTTATACAAGTCTTGATGCTGCAGTTTATGCTATGATTGCTGCAATTGAATCACAACTTACTGTAATCAAAAACAGCACTGATCCTACGATACAAGCAGCATTGCAAGCAAGTGAAGCTGGTCATGCAGCAAGTTGTTCGCAAATACTTAAAGAAAATCATCATATTAGCAATTGGGGCATTGATCTTTTTGCTACTGTAAGTAATAGTCCTGTAAATGCTTATGTGTTTGCTGATAGTTTGCCATATCATGGTTTGCAAACAGGTTATGGTCAAATTGGTGATTACCTAGAACGAGTGGCAAGTGATAATATATATGGCGATGCTATCAAGGGAGCCATGCGCATGGGACGCAATGCTGCCGCCCTCGAACCACTTGGCGTTAATGTAGAGAGATTTAGATTGCCACATAGTCAATACTATCGTGATCCTGCTGCATTTTATTTGGATGCATACACTGGAAATGTACCTTATGTTCCACAAAATTTAACAGATCAGATTATTCCACAAACACCTGGCGATACATATGTTGAATTGCGCAATCAAATGCTTATAAACAATGGATATAACCCTGCAGAAATGTTGCCAGCGCAGGCAGATGAAACGTATTATGATTTGCAATGGGCTAACACCTCACCAGAAGTTCGTGAAAATATTGGATTGAATATATTGCAACAAGCAATTAATAGAAATACAATAGTAGTAGGTGATAAAGCTTATATTATAGGTCTTAATGGTGTGCAGAATCAATTTGCAACCATAGATCAACGTGGTTTATCACTGACAAATAATGATATGTTTGTTGCTACTCTCTTTTCAATTATAAACAAAATGTTATATGGTAACATAGGTACAACAAAATACAATACTCCATTCTTTACTGATCAAATGGTATATGGTGTGCTTGAAATGTTAGCACAGATTACGCCAAGTAATATAGATGGTCTTGCCTCAACCTTGTTAGGTAGTGCAGTATTGCCACAATTCATGGATAAGTTACGAACAGCATTCAATTCAATCCTCAATATTACTAATACAGGACTGGATCGTAATATTAATAATTCATGGGGTGCCGCTGGTCCTGACGGTCAGAAATAAAAACTCTTGACATAACCCTTTCCCTATGCTATAAATAATATACTATCGTTGATAGCAATTAATAGGCGGGCAAGACGAGGCTTCGACTGCCTCCTGGTCCACCACAGATACATTGGTTTCCATAGTCGGAACAAATATGGTGTAATAGGTTTTTCCGAACACCCAATGTATCTTTGATGGGCCAGCAAGGGATCGATTGACGTTGAAAGGGTTGAAGTAGATAGTAGGTTGGTTGCTTTATAGACCAAAAAAGTAAATGCAGCGAATGATAACGCTTCATTTGAAATGCGCCTAGCGGCGTAATTCATTGGGTGGGCAACCAGCCTAGAAACAGAAATGGTTGCACTTTTTTATTGAGGGCGATGAAAAAATTTATAATCTCTTTGGCGCTGCTCTTAACAGTGAGTTGTCCTGTTATAGCCAAAGACCCTAAACCCCAAAAATCTATTGTTGTGGAAAATCCCAGTGAGTGTGTCGCACAAGCCATGTATAACGAGGCTCGTGGCGAAGGCTATGAAGGACAAATTGCTATTGCTTGGGTAGTTCGTAATAGACTGCAAAGTGGTAAGTTTCCTAATTCACCATGTAAAATTGTTTATGAAAGACATGGACTTGATTGCCAATTTACTTTTATTTGTTTTCCTTTTAAACCAATAGATTCTGTCAGTGACCGTAATGATTTTTACAGCATTGCAATGATGGTTCTGTATTCAACTTACATGATTGATCCAACCGATGGTGCGCTATACTTTAATAATAAACCTTTTAAGAATAAACACTTTAAGTTTATTAAAAAGATAGGACACCACTGGTTTTACACAGATAAAGATTAGTTAATACTTTGTCCTGTATCACGAATATTGGTTAGTTTTTCAATATAGTGATCCATTCCGTGGTCATATATGCCATCAAACAATTGACCTTTTTTCCAACAACGCCAATGCGCTCTCATGCTATCCTTAAAACGTTGATAACGACTTAACCGACGTATATTACCATAAAAGTTAATATAGCATAGTGTGCCATGATGCTTGAATAGCAACACTGGTGGTGGAACATGTGTCACCATATCATTACAATTTACAAAACGATAATGTTCGGTTTTAATATCAGCAACATAATCTGCATTACCAAGACGAGGTTGCCCAAAAGTCATAAGTTTTACTGGCGAATAACCAGCAAATTCTAGTTCTTGGGTGATATAAAGTGCCATTGCAGCACCAAGACTGTGACCAGTAACATATATATCTTTGCCCTTATTCTTCTTTGCCCAATCTAAAACTGCATCAAGAATCTTACGTGCTTCGCGGCGGAAACCTTCATGGACCCATCCTTTGCCGTGACGCTTTGGAATAGTATCAAGGTCAGCAAGTAAATCATTTGGTTGTGTAGGCTGTGTTCCACGACAAGCAACGATAACTTCGCTATCACTTGCTGCTACGTGTCCTTGTGCGCCTTCATTATCAAGGAACTTATACTTCTTAAATCCAAGATCACTATAAATTTGCTTATTATCATCTTGGTATGCAGCACTAGCAAGTTGTGCCATAGTTACTGCTAATTCGGGTAGGCTTTGGTCTTTTAACATGGTTGAATCTCCCTTATAATAATATTTATTGGAATATTTTGTCATAAAAGTCAGCCTAAATATCATTACATTCAACGACACATAGTTTTTCAACGATTCAATTATATTCAGCAATCTCAAGGCTAAACAAACAAATGTGTATGGCGATGTTGCTTACTACTCACCAATCTTGTTTAACGGATGGCAACCATTTGCTGGCGTTACGGTTAATAACAGCAGCGTAAGTGATGGTGGCAGCAGTGGCAGTGCGGTTCTTGCTCAAACAATAAGCACTGGCAGTAAGACAACTGCTATGCCTTATGGTGGTGTTCAATATACTGTTAGCAAGGTTGTGGCACTGCAAGCAAAGGTTTCACAGAGTCCAATCTATGGAACAGTGGCTAGTGGCAAAGCAATCATCAAGAAAGAGATTGCCAAGAACACTTACCTAAACGCAAGCATTGGATATGAAAGCAATGGCAAAGATTATAACAATGCAAAAGTTATGGTTGGTTTAACCATCGATTTCTAATTGACAAGCAAATGCCCCTGTGCTAAATTATAGTATAGGGGCATTTATGTTTTTTACGGTAAGCACACGAGAAGATTCACGTTTTCCAGTTAATTATAAACTTACTGAGAAATATACGCTTAACTGCGATGAAGGGTGGCAGTTAATTACTAATGATAAATCTAAAATAGCCGTTTTCAAAGGCTATTCATTTGATGATTATAATAATTTGTTTGATGATCCTACTCCAAAACATAATGGAAATTTTTGTTTAATATATGTTAATCTAAACGGTGAAATCATAATTACGCACGATGCAGAACGTTCTTTTCCGCTTTGGTTTAACGAAACATCATATGGCAATATAGATATTGAACAAGGTACTTTTATTGCAGCAAATTCTTATTTAAAAATTTCATCTAATAGTTTTGATAGTATTAACTTTAATATAAAAAATATAATTAATAACAATTTGTGTGAAGATGATGCAGTTGATATTATATACAATAATCTTGTTACTAAATTTACTTGGCTAAAGAATAATTGTCCAGTAACGCCAAATATTTTCTTTACTGGCGGAATAGATTCACTACTATGCTTATCTATGTTGCGACATTTAGATATCAAACACAATTTGTTAATGCACGAATATATTGAATATGATCAATTTTCTTTAAATTTTTATAATATTTTTGAAGATTTAAATTATTATTGGGGATATTCTCAAATACACTATTGGAATACGCCATCGTGGTTAATAAGTGGAAGCATGGGCGATGAAAATTTTTTACGTGGTCCATTAAACATACACCTATTATTACAAAATCGTGGATTAAAAATTCAAGATGTTTTACAAAAAAATGCTTATCACTACGAATATTTTACAAAACCAAGCAATATAAATTTGCAAATAGATTCTAAATTGAAATTTTATACAAAAAATAAAGCAATGCTATATGAAAAAATTATAGAAATTAATCTAAATGATCATCAACATTGGCATATTGGCAATACGCTAACATTTACTCCGTTTAAAGATATTTCTATCCTTACTACAATTTTAAGTATGAGCGATGCTGATATTGAAAAACAAATGATGGATGCAAGTTTGCAAAAGAAAATTATTGCAAAAGCAGCACCGCAACTGTTAAAGTACCTAAGCAAGCAAAAGAATACAAGTTATTCAACTGTATGGGAATTGTATAAGGATTTATATAGTGGATCAACTTAAACCAGACTTGGAAAAAGATTTGTTTGATAGTCAATATATCCGTGATAAAGCACGTGATAATGACATATATTGTCAGCATCTTTATGCTACATTGTGCAATAATGAGTTTATTAAAGCAGAAGTGCTATCTATTCTTGCAGCAGAACATTGGAGTTGTAGTTGGCGATATGCTGGCGGCATTGCTGCTGGTTTATATGATGGCAGCTTTAACGGCGATTATATGCGATATTACACAGCAAGCTTTAGTGATGATACAAATTATATTTCAGAAGGTATGATTGACGAAGAAGTACGTGAAGATTTAAAAAAACTTGGTTGGTACGTAGTTGAAAACAAGGTAAATATATAATGTTCTTAAACATTTTAGCACTACTAAGTGCCATAAGCATAAGCGGCGTTGCAGCATATTACAGTATTGCTGGTCTTACTGCTATATTCAGTGGTGCAGTTATTCCTATTATCATTATGGGTGGCGTATTAGAATTTGGTAAGATTATTACCACAGTATGGCTGCATCAGAATTGGAACCGTGTAAATTTCATTGTTAAATGGTATCTTGCACTTGCAGTACTTGTGTTGATGTTTGTAACAAGTATGGGTATCTTTGGATTCCTATCACGTGCGCACATTGAAACTACAAGCAGTGTAGGTGATAATACACTACTCATTGAACAAATTGATCAAAATCTTAGCGTAGAACAGCAACGCATTAAAGATAATCAAAGTGTTATCAAGCAAATGGATGATGCTGTAAATGGTCTGCTAAGTGGCAGTGCATCGAATGCTACCAAAGATAACAACCGCACTGCTACGTTAGCTACACAAGCAACCAAGCTACGTGATAGTCAAAAGAAAGACCGCGAAGCAGCTAACAAAACTATTGATGAAACCAATAAACGTATTCAAGATTTGAATGCTCAAAAGCTAAAACTCAACCAAGCACAGCTAAAAGTTGAAGCCGAAGTTGGACCAATTAAATATATTGCACAATTAATATATGGAGATAATGTTGATAAATCACTTCTTGAACGAGCAGTTCGCTGGGTTATTATTTTTATTGTCGCGGTGTTTGATCCCCTTGCTGTCTCTTTGGTTTTGGGCGCAACTATGGGTATATCGTCTCGTCGCAAAGAACCCGAAGCAGCAGTAGAATATGTGGAAAAAATTGTTGAAGTTCCCGTTGAAAAGATTGTTACAGTTTATAATAATGATGCTATTCTTCGTGCTGATGCGCTTGAAGCACAAGTTGCAGAACTTCTTTCACGTGAGCCAGAAGTCGTAGAAACTGTAATTACACAACCTGTGCCTATCTATGAAGAACGTATTATAGAAAAAATAGTAGAAGTTCCAACTACAACTATTGTTGAAAAGGTAGTTGAAATAGACAAGATTGTAGAAATTCCAGTTGAAAAAATAGTAGAAGTAGAAAAAATTGTTGATAATACAGACAATAAAACACTTATGGATTTAACTGCTGCATTAGATCAGTTGCTCAAAGAAGTAGAAAATAAAAATAATACTATTCATAAACTTAATGCTGAAATAGAAATATTACGTGAAGAAAGTAGCGGAGTAGATGAAAAAGCATATTTGTTAGATATAGATACTGATATTATAGGACCATCATACCCAATTAATCCTAATGTAGGTCAATTGTTTATACTTGTGTCACAACCAAATAATCTTTATAAGTGGAATGGCGACATGTGGATTTTAGTTGACAAAAACCAAAACACTGGCTATACTGATAATATAAATTGGAAGCATTGGCAGTTAGGTCGCTTACAACGTGCTGAAATTGAATTTGATGATATGACTAACCAAGAACAAGCTGCATTAGAAACGTTAAGTGTATGAACGATAGCAGAATAGTTACTGCTCCAGATATAGATTTGGATAATAGATTTAAAATATTGCTTGTGGATTGTGATTGGAGCGATATTCAAAAATTAAGCAGCAGTATAAATTCTTTAGGTATAGACATTACTGTATTTTTATACGGAAGCAACGATACCGATGATACATGGTGTATCAATACCAATAAGCATGCTTATGCTACATTGGTTAATTGTAGATTTAGTGGCAACAAAGAATTACTAAAAGGGTTTTTGCTTGCTCAAAAAAATACGTGGGCGCTAGGACAAAGCGAAATTGGTGCAGCAACCCATAGAAATGTATTTGACATTTATTCGTGGATGCTGTTACAATACAATAATTATAATAAAGAGGAAAATAATGACTCATAGACCTGAAATAGAAAATGTACGTCAGCGTGGTTTTTTCGTTGAAGTTCATAATAATGATGTTAATAAAGCACTTCGCAAAATGAAAAAGATGCTACAACAAGATGGAATTTTTCAAACATTGCGTGAGCGTGAAAGATTTGAACAACCGAGTATGACTCGCAAAAAAGCAAAGGCTCGTGCAGTCAAGCGTTGGCAGAAGAAGTTGAAAGAACTTCGCAATAGCGGCATCGCACGTTAATCAATAGGTGAATAATGCGTATAATTAATGATACTAAATTGGATTTCTCCGACGTTTTAATCTTGCCTAAACGTTCCACCCTTACAAGTCGTGAAGAAGTATCACTAGAAAGAACATTCAAGTTTAGAAATAGTGGTGCATCTTGGACTGGCGTAGGAATTATGGCGGCAAATATGGATGGCGTTGGAACATTTGAAATGGCAGAAAAACTTGCCACCTATAAAATGTTTGCTTGTTTGCGCAAGAATTATACGCCCGAAGAACTTATCCTTTGGATTGGTCGCACTGGCTACGCAATACAAGACTATTGGGCTTATGGTCTTGGCATTAAACAAGAAGAATACGAAAATTTCAAACTTGTTAAGAGAATGTTGCCAAAGGATAATATCAAGTTTGTTTGTATTGATGTTGCGAATGGTTATACAGAACGATTTGTAGAGTTTGTTAAAAAATTCCGTAGTGAAAATCCTGACCTAGTTATCATTGCTGGTAATGTAGTCACTGGTGAAATGTGTGAGGAGTTGCTTCTTGCAGGAGCAGATATTATTAAAGTTGGTATTGGTCCTGGTAGTGTCTGTACTACTCGCCTCAAAACGGGTGTGGGTTATCCACAGCTTAGTGCTATTATTGAGTGTGCTGATGCTGCTCATGGGCTTGGCGGACATATCATTAGTGATGGTGGTTGCACTTGCCCTGGCGACGTGTCTAAGGCTTTTGGGGCTGGCGCAGACTTCGTAATGCTTGGCGGCATGTTGGCTGGTCACGATCAAGGTGGCGGTGATATTGTATCACAAACCACTCGTAGTAACCAAGTATGGATACAAGATGATGGTACGCCCGATGATATCTTTACTACTAAACAGTTTGTTAAGTTCTATGGCATGAGTTCAAAATCTGCCAATGATAAACATAGCGGTGGATTGAAATCATATCGTGCCGCAGAAGGCAAGGAAGTGGCCGTGCCTTATCGTGGTGATGTGGGCGAAACCCTACAAGATATTCTTGGTGGAGTTCGTTCTACCCTAACTTATGTCGGCGCAAAACGTCTTAAAGAACTATCTAAACGCACAACTTTTATCCGTGTCAATAATCAAGTGAATAATATTTTTTCAAAAAACCCTTGACAAATGATGTATGAATCACTAAATATATATAGACGATGCCAATGATGGGTCGTCTATATTATACTCGCTTAATAAAGGAGAAATAGCATGAGTAACCTACTACAGGTCTTCGACCAAAAACTTTTTGATAACCTTCATCGCACCACTATTGGTTTTGATCGTTTATTTAATGATATGCTACGTGTGAATAGCATTAACGTTCAGCAAAATTATCCACCATACAATATCATCCGTAACGATGACACCAATTATGAAATTCAGATTGCCATCAGTGGCTTTTCTGAAAAGGATATTGATATCACACTAACTGATAATCAATTGGTTATCACTGGCGAAAACACTGATGAGGATACCCGTGATTGGGTATATCGTGGTATTGCTAGCCGCAAGTTTATCCGCACATTTGCACTAAGTGACGATGTTGTGGTAAATTCTGCAAAGGTTAAGAATGGCTTGCTTATTGTTTCATTGGAACATATTATTCCAGACGAAAAGAAGCCAAAGAAAATCCCAGTAATTGCGGATTAATATATAGCAATAAACACGGCGGGAATTGTCCCGCCGTGTAAATATAATAGAGATGAGTAAAATGAGCACAGACGCAGCCACAAAAACTCGTGTTAAGATTGCACCTAAAACTGACTTAGCACCACCACCTAAGTTTCAAGTTATCTTTTTTAATGATAATGTAACTACTGTAGAATTTGTTATGCATGTTTTAACAGAAATATTTGAGCATGATGAAGATAATGCAATGACATTAACAGCTAAAATTCATGAGCAAGGTCAAGCAGTAGTAGCAGTATTTCCTTTTGAAATTGCTGAAAGCAAAGCAGTTGAAACAACATTGCTTGCAAGAACAAACAGCTTTCCACTTAATGTAAAGATTGAACCTGTATCCTAAACTTCAATTAATTTTGGAAAATAAGCGTGACCAATGTTTTCTTCTTCTCGCCCACGAGGATGACAAACATATCTAATGCCATCAATAATTTCATCATAGCGACGATGCACATGACCAAAGCACCATGTATCTATTTTTTTATTTGTGTTGGCATTTAGTACTAGTGACATTAAACTATTACCAGCACGACCCATATGGCAAAAATCCATGTTATCATTTATATACCTAAATTTTTGTAACGGACTTGTGTGAGTTACGACTACAATTTTACGAATACGTGGATCGATATCAAAGGTTTGCACTTGGTTTAATAAAGTTTGAGCATCTGCTTTTGCAGCTATAAAAATTTCACTCATTAGCTGTTCATTATATATTTCATTAACTAACGAGTTCCAACAATCTGCTGGACTTATTTCAGGCTGACAAAAATCAAAAGTCCACCAACCATTGCATCCTACAAATGCAACATCATCTAACACAATAGCACTTTTATAAAGATAGGTTATATTTTTGATAGGTTTTAATTTTTCTTGAAATTTATGGCAGTTTTCAAAAATATTAAGTTGATGGTTATGTTCATGATTGCCCTCAACAAATATAACATGTCTATAATGTTTGCTGATTTCTAAAAGAGTTTGATAACTATAATTCCAATTATTTGATATATCGCCTGCAACTACTGCTACAAGACTAGTTCCTAGTCCTTTATAATTCAGTAGTTTGTCAGATGACCACCAGTTGTCATGTAAGTCACTATATAAATCAAAATGCATTTTTTGAACACCTGTAGTAATTATGAATATATAAGAGCATGAACATAATTTTTGATAAAAGCAATATTGAATTATTACGCGAAAGATATACTGTATTAGAACTTGATACAGTCATGCAACCAAAGATGGTAGAACCATTGACTCTTTATGCTGTCATTGAACTTACTAATATAGGTGATATTGCAACTTTAAATTTTTTTAAAGAGTTACACGAAGAGTTTATTGTAGAATATAAAAGCGGCAATTGGCAACGTGCCATTGAACTTGCTACATCGTTGCACGAACAATTTAATGGCGAACTTACAGAATTTTATGATTTAGTTATTGACTTTTGCCAGGAATCTGTTAAAGTAAATAGAAGTTGGGACGGTATTAGACACACTGTACCAAATGAATAATGCCCAAATAGCACAGCGGTAGTGCAATCGCCTTGTAAGCGATAGGTCGGGAGTTCAATCCTCTCTTTGGGCACCATTTATATCAGTTTATTTTGTTGCAAATATGGAAATATAACTTTTTCTACATATTCACCATGTTGTTCAGTGCTTGGATGAAAGTAGGGTAGTTTTTCAGTTTGTTTTGTACCGCAATTACGACACCATTCCATACATCCTATTGATGAAACAAATTTACTGAAATCAATTTGATTGTATAACCATCCTAACTGCGGATGATGTTCTAATGGGGGCAGCACTTCATTTGTAAATGTCGCCATAAAATATTTTACATTTTTTCTTTCAAGATACCATTGAGTATGCAATATGTATTCTAATGTTTGCCATTGTGAATATATTGGATCATAAAAGGTATTATAATATTGTGCGCTAAATTTATCTTGCCAGTGATGATTCATTATAATCCAACCACCATTATCACGAGGTTGAAAAGAAGTTGGATTTTCCATAGTGCCATCAGTTGAATCTATTGTAACACGTTCAGAAAGATAAAAATCTGATCGCGATGGTCCGCTCCACATGACACCAACCAATAATTCACTGGCTGAATATGTTTGCAGTAATTCTTCACATTTATATAATAATCGCCGACTTATTAGTCCATTGCCTTGGCTACCTATTGCACAGCTATAGTGTTCTACACTCAATGTTTTTGCTAAATGTCGAGGCCATGTATCAATATGTTTGCTTATACATTCACTAAAACTACACCCACTTGTTAATAAAATCATATAATTATTTACTTGACAATTTACTACTATTAAGATAAATTAAATCATAACAGGAGATTGCAATGAGTCGCTATTGGTCAGAAACTGCACTATTCTATTGGCTTCGTGGGAAGTTTGGTATTGAAAAACCAACCGCTCTTGAATGGGGCGGTTGGTCAGTGTGGAATCGTGAAACAAAAGCTGCACATCCTATTGGCTATTGGGTAACTGAAACTCTTCCTCGCATTATTGATAAAATTGATAATAACACCATTGGTCATATTGACAACGTGCGTTATTATCTGCGCAATCGTTTTTGGCGTCAGACGCATATTCTGCCAACAGGTTTATCAGTTGGACAATATCATGATTTAGATGAACGCATTCTTCATGGCATCATGCAAGGCATTGTTGATTATGTTGAAAAAGAACTTGCATGGAAAAGCCGTTGGTTGAGTACAGATGAAAGCAAGAAGGCTAAATGGAAAGGCGGTCGTTGCCCACAACTTGGATTGCAGTATCTTGAATGGGAAATGACTCTGCACTATGATGAATCATGGGGCATGGAGCCAACCGATTCAAAGTTTGGGCAACTTACTGAACAAGCACAACGTGCTATTGATGTGTTGCAACTTTATAACTGGTGGAAAGTAGAACGCCCACAGCGCCCTGATCCAATGGATGCTGGTGGTTGGAGTCAATTTTGCGATGATATGCGTGAAAAGTATGGTGAAGATCATATTTGGGATGCTCGTGAAAAAGAAACCCCAGAAGAACGTGAGCGTAGTCGTGAAACATTAGACAAAACTCACGAAATTGAAGCGGCATATGATGCAGAAGATACTGCAATGTTGATGAAGGTAATTGAAATCCGTAAGGGTTTATGGACATAAGGAAAAATATTATGAACAGTAAATTTATCGTAGATTTATACAAATCATGCAAGGCGTTGCAAGTAGTAACAACCCAAAATGAATTTTCTACAAACATATGTGGTAAAAGTCCTAGATGGTTTTCAGTTGTATCTTCTAACGATAGAACAATATCAACTGACAGTTTAGTAAGGGCATACAAAAACATTGAGGCACTTGCTCAAAAACAAGAAAACTCACATATTAAATTATTATTAATAGATTTGGTTACAGATATCAAAAATCATATTGATAATAAACTTGCCCCATCTTCTTTAGAAATACAAACTCAAGAGATATCTACGGGTTTAGAAAATTACCAAAAAAAATATAGTAGTAATATAAAGAAAATAAAAAATATTTCACAACAAAATTCTGATAACAATAAAGAACTTTTAAAAACTATAAAAGAAATTATTAACTCAAACACAATGTTTATTCAAGAATTGAAAGAAAGTTTAAAAGAATTAGAATAAGCAACTATCAGATTTTTAACGGTGGCACGGCTGTGCTAAAAGGTTGGAGCGAGTATAACTAAAAACCGAATGTGAGGGATGCATACCGAGATCAACGGGCTGGACAGGTGAGAGACCTGTGGAAGGTAATGGTGATTGCGTAAGGCAGTTGAAACCCGAAAACTATAAGCCAAACTAAAACCATCGTGGGGATAGCAACCCACACGTTAAAAAACTACTTGACAAAACAAAAACTATATAGTATTATAATAAAATAAACAGAGAGATATGACAATGCTAATCATGGGATATAAAGATAAGCCAGAGTGGTCAAAGGTTCGTGCTGCGTTCAAACGTTGCACAGACTTGCCTGCCGCTGACATTGAGAAGATTGTCAAGAATGTCAAGGAAGGCAAAACTGAAACCATTCCTAATGACCATACGTTATATGAAGACCTAAAAGAGTTAGGTATTCTAATCAAGTAAAAAAACACCCACTTTTACCTAAATATTATAATAGGTAAAGGTGGGATTCAATGATTTCTGGTGATTATTGGGTAAAAATAAAACAAATTGCCGAACTTAATCGTTGGGTTGATCAAGCACAAGCTAAATTTGATATTTTTGATAAATTATTTCATACACTCGACGGTTCAATTGAAACCATTTTATTGCCAAAATTCAATCCTGTTGTTTTATTACTTGAAAAACACTATAAATGTTATGTAGTTGAAGATCAAAGTACAAAATATACTTGGCAAAGTAATAGCGAATTTATTGATAAAATAAGCGATGTTCCGCACAAAGTTGATGCAGTGCTTGCTATTGATGAATATTTCACATATGCAAATAGTGAAATTGAACAACGAAATCTTGTATCAGAAATACAAGCAGTGACAAATGGTTATCTAATCACCACATTACAAGATTATAAAAATTCTGCGCCACATAAACGCAGTCAAGTTGATGCATTTGCAAATGAAGATAGTATTATACTTGAACAACACGCAGTAGATAAAATTAATCGTCAGAACTGGAAAACTCATATATACTTTATAGAGAATAACAAGGATTTGACTGTTCTTGGTCCCGCAGACCGTCGTACAATGTATTTTAAACAACTGGCAAAATATACCAGTGATTTAAATGCAACTGAATATTCTGTACAAAAGAATATGTTATACCGTGGATTCTTTAAAAAAAATTATGAACACATAATTACTATAAAGTTCTGAGGTGAAATTTGGTTGAAATTAATTTAGAATCTACAATAGCTGCAACGGTTCGTGCCAATGTAGAACAATATCTACAACAAACGGATATGAATGCAATTATTTCTGATGCACTTCAAAAAAGTGTATCTAATGTTGTTATGAATTTAACAAGCAAAATTTTTAATGATATCGTAAGTAAGCGAGATTTAGCTAGTGAAGTTAGCACACTTGTTAATAGTATTATGGCAGATCAACTGCTTACTGTTGGAACAAATCTTGTAAGTGATATTGTTCATAGTGCAAATATTAATAATTTAATCTCCGAAGGCGTTGATAAAAAAGTAGAAAATACGATACTTAATTACAATTTTCCTAGTAGTAGTATTCCATTTTCAAGTATTAATATGGATAATGCAATTATCGATGCTTCACTAATTAATGATAAAATTATTAATAAATTTAATAGTCGTGGCATTAACGATGAAGCTACAAGAAATCAATTAACGATTACTGACGAAGGAATTATAACCACAAATAATATTACTGCTGAAAATCTATTAATTTCAGATAACAGCTTCGTAAAGAATTTAAACATTGAAGGTGATTTATATATTAGTGGAAATATTATTCCAAGTAATAGTTTAACAGATTATGTAAAACAAATTGCTAATGATGTTGCTGAAAAAACAAATCAATTTTCAGATATTAACTTATCTACTCGTAAATTTTTAGATGGTGAAAAGGTTGTTATTTCAAATGATAGTTTGGGTCCGCATATTATCAACAGTAATTTGCGCAAAGTAGGAAATCTAACTGAATTAACTGTTAGCGGACAAGCAATAATGTGCGAAACGCTTGTTGTAACCAATAACAAAGTTGGTATTAATACCGAAAGTGCAAGTGGTGCGTTAAGTGTGTGGGATGAAGATAGCGAATTTACCTTAGTCAAGCATAGCCCAAAGACAATGTTTGCTGGCAGCACTAGAATTACTGATGTTATATTAGGTAGCAATAACCAAGAACAACTTAAATTAAAAACTGATGGAACCATAGAATTAAATGGTCCAATCAGATTTGAAGGATTACTTATAAACATTGTGGATCGTATTCCAGAACATATTGGCGAACCTGGTGAAATTGCAATCATGCGAGATGGTACGGCTATATACAGATGCCAAGGTCAAAATAGTTGGGGGAAGATTCTATAATGCGTATTTTTAAATGGATTTATAATTTTTTTGATGATATAGTATACAAACATAAACGTCGCAAATTGCTCAAAGAATTGCGCAAACGCGATCCATTTGTATATTGAGAAAAGATGATATTAGGTATTAATGCTAACAATCATGATGCAAGCATTGCTCTTGTTGATGGGTCTAATATTCTGTTTGCAGGTCACGCTGAACGGTATAGCAGAGTAAAAAACGATTCACATCTTAATGAAGCCTTAATTGATGATGCGTTACAATATGGCATACCAGATAAAATAGTTTGGTACGAACAGCCATGGAAACGTAGCATTCGTAGTCTTGTTAGTGGGCAGCGTCCGCTATATTATAGTTTAAAATCTTATCTTAAAAAATATGGATTAGGTAAAATACCTGTTGAAACTACGCCACATCATGGCGCACATGCTGCAATGGGATATTATACCAGTGAATTTCCTGATGCTGCTATTGTGGTAATTGATGCTATTGGCGAACTAGATTGCACCTCTATATGGCGTGGTCGTGGCCATAAACTTTTTAAAATTTTTACCAAAGTATATCCACAAAGTATTGGGCTATTCTATAGTGCTATCACAGATTATCTTGGGTTTAAACCAAATGAAGAAGAATATATTGTCATGGGCATGGCAGCATACGGCGAACCAAAGCATCTTAAAGAGATGCTCAATGAGTTCTTTGGTGCATGGTCGCCACCTCACATAGAGTTCAAACATAATTTACATCGTGGTATGCGTTGGTGGACTAAGCCCAAAGATGAAGGTTGGAAACCAGAAGATATTGCAGCCTCTGCACAAGCATTGTATGAGCAATACTTGATGGCAATTTGTCGCTATGCTCGTGATGTGATTGGCAGTGATAATCTTGTATTGGTAGGTGGTTGCGCACTGAATTGTGTGGCAAACAGCCGATTAAAAACATTTACTGAATTTAATAAGATATGGGTGCCACCAAATCCTGGCGATAGTGGTTTAAGTTTGGGTGCGATTACCTATCATACTAAAAAACATGTGCATCTAAATCATGCTTTTCTTGGTTATGATATTCGTCGCACTGTAAATGTGCGTGATGTAGTCGATGCATTAGAAGCAGGTCAAGTAGTTGGGATTGCTAATGGTCGAGCAGAATTTGGTCCGCGTGCTTTGGGTAATCGTTCGTTGCTCGCTGATCCACGTGGGCCTGATGTTAAAGATCGAGTAAATGCAATTAAAAAACGTGAGCCATTTCGTCCATTTGCTCCTATCATATTAAAAAGTTTCTATAACGATTATTTTTATAGTAAAATGCGAGTAAATCATGATTATATGCAATGGGCAGATGATTGTTTAGACCCACAATCTTTTCCTGCAATTTGTCATGTTGATGGAACCGCTCGTGTGCAAACAATTGACCAACCTACGACAAGTATCATATACAAAATATTAGAAGCATGGTATGCACGAACTCGTTGTCCAATTTTGCTCAATACAAGTTTAAACATAAAAGGCGAACCGCTGGTTAATACATGGGGCGATGCCCAAAGATTTTCTGAGTTGAATAATGTAACGGTATTCTAATGCGTGTTGGTATTATTGGTGATAGTTTTTCACATAGTTACAAAAATACATGGATAGAAAAAGTTTGCAATGAACTTAATCTTACAGTAATTCATCAATCTGGATTTCGTGGGCAAGCACAATACAGAATATATCTTGAATTTTTAGAAATTGTAAAAAATAATCCAGATGTTATTATTTGTTGTCATACAGAATATACTAGATTTTATAACAAAGATAGTAGCAGAGAATGGTTACTTGATGATGAAAGTTTTGGCAAATATATTTTTAATTGCATTCTACGTGACATGCAAGAAATATGCAAACAACGTAATATAAAATTAATTCACATTCCATGTTTTGAACATGATTTTATAGATAAAACTTATGGTTTGTGGTTTTTATGTGATGGTGGATTAGTTAATTGCAGCAGAGCGGACTATAATCGAGAATATAATAAAAACTGGACTACTTTTGAAGACCCTAGATTGAACCATTTTAGCCAACATGGACACCAGATTTTGGCAAATAACATTATTTCACATATAAAAACGTATATTACTACCGCCCAAGAACTACACACAGTCCTATTATTTCCCGAATTATTTGCTTGACAAGTACTATTATTGTGATATATTGTTAATATGACACAAAAACGTATCGGCTTTTGCTGCAAATGGATTGACACCGTGGATCAACTTGATGGCTTCAAACCTAAAGATGATGCACTCCGCTATAACAACAAGACCACCACGGTGGCTTGGCTGAACCGCCAGACTAGGGCAGTTGCTGAGCAACGTCTGTGGGATATTATGGAGCATAATACAGATGCCACATTACGATTGGTGGAGCGTGTGGGAACACTTGCACCAGAACTACGAATGGTACGCCTTAGTAGCGACATACTGCCTGTTTACACTGAGCCAACTTGGGGCTATTTCTGGACTGATCAACACATTCGTAAAACCATTGCGCAGCGATTGGCCAAAGTTGGAGAGGCTGCTAAACGTCTTGATGTTAGGGTCTCTTTTCATCCTGGTCAATTTTGCGTCCTTGCTAGTGACAGAGACAGTGTTGTTTCAAGTTCAATTGCTGAATTTGAATATCATGCTGACTTGGCTCGTTGGATGGGTTTTGGTTCTAGTTGGCATGATCACGGTTTTAAAATCAATGTGCATATTAGTGGTAAAGGTGGTCCATTGGCTATACGAGCCATACAATCCCGATTATCGCCAGAAGCCAGAAACCTTATCACAATAGAAAACGAGGAATATACATATGGACTTGAT